CGGGGCAATAACGCAAGTGACGTCGTTCACATACACCCTGCCGCAATGAGCGCAGCTGGATCAGCAATCTTAGACTTTGGAAGTACGCCGGGGACGAATCAGGTGTCGGTGGCCGTGACAGGCCAGGCTGGCATCGATGGCAGTTCGTATGCTGAGGCGTGGTTGAGTCCGGTGGCGACGGCCACTCACAACTTGGAGGAGATCAAGTTGATGACGATGAATCTCGGTGTGCTTGCGCACACGATCAGCAACGGGGTTGGATTCACGATTACGGGCACAACAGAGCTGAGGTTGACTGGGACGATTAACGTAAATTGGGTGTGGGCTTAATGACTGAGGCAATATGGCAGGAATAAGATTAGAAGGCAATACGAGCGGTAACGTCAGCGAAGTTAGCGCAAACAACAGCTTACTTGTCGTCACGCCCGGCCACGATGCGGGTGGTGTTGATCGTGGCGGCGGCAGTATCAATTCGGGAGCAGTCGCTATTTTCTCTGAGGTTGATTCAGGGGACAAGCTTGGCGTGCGCCATGTGCTGAGTCCGGAAGTGGACAATGATTATCGTCTGCGTGTCTCCCACGACAATCTGCTGGAACAAGAACTGTTCAACTACACGTCGCAGAACACGGGCAAGCATCATATCACATTCACGACCTTGGCGGCGACCATCGGCACAGGCGGCATCACCACTAACTCCGGGAACATTACCACAACGACAACCGGATTGACGTTTGGAACACATGCCCAATTCCCTGTGGGCGGCACGCAAACAACCGTATGTGAAACGAGTGTTGCCTTCTCCGCGCAACCGAACGCAAACACGGTCATTGATTTCGGCTTGTTCCAGCGAGGGGCGACTACCGCCTTTGCACCGCTGGATGGGTTCTATTTCCGAATGAACTCGTCGGGCATGTTTGGCGTGGTTAATTCTGGCGGTGTTGAAACCGCAACGGCAGTGTTCCCGCTCGCGCTGGGTGCTGGCACTTTTGTTTATACGAACAACGCCACGAACCGCTATCTCATACAGGCGAACAACGTCTCTGTTTCGTTTTGGATTAACAACTACAAATACGGTGAGATACCAACGCCAGCAGGTGTCAATTTCCCTTGTAAATCTCTCGCATTGCCGTGGTCGTTTCGCCACGCAATCGTGGGTGGTGCGGCGGGAGCAATAACGCAAGCAGTATTCAGCGACTACCGAGTGCTGCTTCGCGGCACACAGTTTTCAGAACGACTCGGCACTGTAGGCAATCGCAACTATGGCGCGTATCAAGGTTTATCCGGTGGAACAATGGGCAGTTTGGCGACGTATGTGAACAGCACCAATCCCACTGCGGCTGCACCCTCTAATACGGCACTGACCGCAAACCTTCCGGGCGGATTTGGCGGACAAGGATTAGTGACGGCAGCAGTAGCAGCAGCGACAGACGGCATCTGGTCTAGCTACCAAATGCCCGCCGGTTCAGCGACAGTGCAAGGACGGCGTTGCGTCTTGCGCGGCGTCTTAGTAAATGCAGTCAATCTTGGCGCAGCAGTCGCCACCACTGCCACCGCAATTCAATTCAGTTTGGCCTTTGGACATACGGCGGCTTCGTTGGCGACAGCGGAAACGGCGTCAATGGCAACTGCTACTACGAAAGCACCTCGGCGTGTTGCGCTCGGCTACATGGCTTGGGCAGTCGGCGCAGGTATTGGGTCGCAACCTCAATGTGGGCCTTTGTTTGTTGATTTTGGAGACGCGCCAATCTTCATCAATCCCGGTGAGTTCGTGGCACTGGTTGGCAAGTTTGTTTCTGGAACGGCCACGGCATCACAGACAATCAATTTCACTTACACGCCGATTTATAGCTGGGAATAAGCCATGAGTTTAATTCTCAAAACATTGTCCGGAAGCTCTTCCACCACAGGAACTGGAGTGGCGACGGGAAGTGCTGCGACATCATCGGCTGTTGCCCTTGAGGCATTCAGCGGAGCGCAATCGGCAATTGGGAGTGCTTCAACCAGCGCGGCGTCCGGCAGCGAGAGATTTACGGCTACGGCCAGTTCAGCCGCTAACAGAGGGGCAAGCGTAGCGTCAGGTTCTGAGGCTTTCGTCGCTACGGCGTCTGGAGCTGCCAAGGCGGCGACAGGAAGCGCGACTGGGGGAAACGCCAGCGGCCAGAATACAAATGGTGCAGGCGACGCTACAGCGAGCGCGGCGACCGGCTATGCACTCGGGTTGGAGCTGATGCCGATCAACCCTCTCGGCACGCTGGCCGGGGTAAGGTTCTACGGCATGCCGGAATCGCTACCGGCGAGAAAGATCATCACCGGAACAGGCCGTGCGGTGGCGAAGAGTTCGATAAGCCAAGCCAAAGGGGCGCAGAAGAGATATCATAACAGCGCGGGGGTCGCAGTTGCGGCCAGCGCGACGGGCGGCGGGTCGGGCAAACAGAACTTTGACCGCTTGAACGACGAGGAGCTTTTGTTGATTCTGTCATGAAAGTAACGCCTGAACTAGTAGCTCGGATTGTTGAAACGGCCTACGCCGGACAAGCCGACGGCGTTGACTTGCCAACGGCCAAGAACGACGCGATCAGCGCGGTGTTCGGGGGCGGTGCGAGAAGCGGCCAGGCCGTGAATGTCAACGTGGTGCAAGCTGAGGGGAACAGCGAAGGGGTAAAGAAGAGCTGGAACGTTCGCAGACTCAGACACTCAATTCCGACATCGCGCCAGACGACAACTCCAGAGCAGCTAAAGGCAAAGCGCGCACACGAAACGTATTCCAAGGTTTGGAACAAGCAAGGAAGGCCGGGGACATTCCACGACTTCGTCAGACAGATCGATCCTGAGAACGCCAAGCGCATCATCGAGCACGACACGAACAAGGCCGCAGACCTCAGCCTCCGCGACGCCTTGGTCCACGCCACAGACGAAGAACTGGCTGAGCTTGAAGCCAAGCTCACCGCCGCTGAATCCGCCCCACACAAGAACGGCGAAGTCACGGCGGTAGAAGAAGCCGTTGAGCAGTTGAACAACCGCATCAAGTTTTGACATGAACGCAACACTCGAAGCCATCTACATCAAAGCTGCCGGCAGCTCGGAAGGATCGCGCAAAGGTTGGGAACACCGGCAGCGGTGGCAGGCTTCCGCTGCGTTGAAAGAACTGCGCAAGAGCGGATTCAAAGGGCGGGTGTCAATTGAGCACGACAAGCGCAACGGCGTCTATTTCCTGCGCAAGCAAGAGGGCGAGCTGGCAGCCAAGAAACCGGCAACGGAAATCACTCCTTACGACAAAGAGATCCGCCGCATGAAGAAGTTCGGCACGACCGACCTTCACGGTGCGCTGGCAGATGCAATTTACGACGACCAGCAAGCTCGGGAGGAATATGAGGGCGACTTTGAGAATCCTGAAGACGCCGACTGGGGAAGCGCGTCGGCTGACTTGGCTGCCAACTACCTCGCGATGCACCGGCTGCCGCATCAGATCAAGTCGTCTGAGCGGATCGTTGTTGAAGTCATCAAAGCCTCGTCCCTCGACGCCATCTATGCCAAGGCCCAACGCCAAGGAGCGTGCGTCAAGGCAGGTGCGCCAATGGGGAACAAGAACGCGGCTGGCAAACATCAAGTTGATTACGGGCGGTTTGAAGTCAGAAAAGAAGCGCATCCTACATCTCCGAAGTTTCACGTTGTTGATGTTGATTCTGGAGAAACGGTTCATACAACCCACGATCGTAAAGAGGCCGACGCAAAGGCAAAAGAGCACGCCGAGTCAACGCCTGCCAAAAGTGGCGGGATGAGCGTTGAGGACTCAAAGGCTTATCTTGCGGAACGGGCAAGGCTCGGAGCGTTCGGAAAAACTTGGGATGAGATTGAAAAGGCGCAGGGCGGACGGCTAAACAGGAACGTAAAATAATGAGCAAAAAGAACAAACCAATTTCCCGCAATGAGCCAGCCGCGACCCAGGTCAACGCTGCGCCAGCGGGCGCGTCCACGGAGGCGAGCGCACCAGAAGTGCCATCGCCAACAGACACGGCGGAGACCGTGACGCCCGAAGTGAGTTCGGTCGCAACAACACCCGTGGACGCTCATATTCCGGCTGACAACGTCGTCAGCGCAATCAAGCAAGAGCAACCACGCGGCGGGGCGTCGTTCTTTATACCGGCACAGAAACAAAGTGGGTTTGGAGCGAAATAAGATTATGAGCGAAACAATTCAAGCAGCCTGGAGCGACGCAGCGCGAGCCGCAGCCGCAGCCAGCAAGAAGGCCAAGTCTTCTGGACTTGCAGCCGACCACAAAGCGGCAGCTGACCTTCACGGATTTGCAGCGGATCATCACGCTGAGATTTCAATCAGCTCAACAAGCGACGCAAGATCAGAGAGCCACATGGAGAAGGCGGAGCATCACACCAAGATGGCTGAGTTTCACGACGCGCAGGCTTCAGCGGCCAAAGCCACCTCCACCGCACCCAACGACGTAGTCCGGGCAGCCGGCACGAGTGAGGGAGCGAAGAAGGGGTGGGAAGACCGAGTTGGCCAAATGGCGCACCTTGGTTTCGGCGCAAAAGGTGGCGCTGGATTCATCGGGAAAGTCACAAAGGTTGAAGGCGATTCGATTCACATCAAGAACGACGAAGGCAGGACATTCAAAGGTCCGTCCAAATACGCCAGCTTTCATTCTGACGACGCGGACGAGCGGGCGCAGGCCGATGAGAACAGACACCCGAACAAAGCCTCCGACACCACCAACACCGAAGTCATCCACTGCCGCTCCCACTCCGCCTCTGGCCCGGTGCTGGCCGCCGACAAGCCGTGGTCACCAGGTGAACAAGTTGAGTTCATGTGGATGCCGTCGGGCGTAAGTACGATTTGCGCCGGATTTAGGAAGGGCAGCATCGAGTTGACCGTTAACTGCGACGAGAACACCGCTGCTGCTGTTCAGGCATCGCTTGAATCCTGGCGCGCAGAACGCCCCAAGCAAGAACCGTTCGGTTGCATTGAACACAAAGAGCAAGAAGCCAGTTTCAGAGTTGGCGCGTCCTGCGGGTTCAAATGGAACGACGACGGCGTGTATCTGGCCGCCGAGCCTACGACCTTAGGCGCACAGAACGTGAATGGCCGTGTACACCGCAGCTGGTCCCCGAGCTTCACCACGGACGCAGATTACTCCAAAGCCACGGAACACAACGGCGTGTTGATGTTCCCGGAAGGGGTGCGCGGCTCCCGGAGCAACCCGGCGCAGATCACTGGCGTAGATTTCTGCGTGGGAACGCTGACGAACAAACCGGCGTTCCACTCAATGAGTCCGGTGAAGGCGAGCGATGCTGTTCAAGCGCAAGGAAATTCTGAAGGCGCGAAGAAGGGGTGGGAGGGAAGAAAAGGAGTCGGCCCAATTGACGCCGACGCCGCCAGTGAGCACTTGAAAGAAGCTTCGCGTTATTATTCTGGTGATTACGGCGAGAAGGCTCACCTTCAATCGGCAAAAGCATTCACGAGCGGAAAAGCGTCGGACCATAAATTGGCTGCGAAATTTCATCAGGTTATGGCCGGAAACGCTTATAGCCCAGCGCACGGCGCAGCCAGCCGAGAGGTTTCAAAGCATCATATTGAGATGTCAAAGCACGAAGACGCAGCTCAAGCCACTGACACCTCCTCAGCGGATTCAATCAAAGCCGACTGCGCTCACACTCTGAAACAAGACGTGCCTGACGCCACACCCGCCGAAGTCGCCTGTTACGAGAAGTGCCTTGAGAACGGCGGTTCGCACACCATAGCGGTTGAAGAGATCCGCAAGCAGCGCAACCCAGCGGCGAAGGCCAGCGAGCCAACGACCCCCGACACCATCCTCGCCCGCCAAGCCTCGGTGCTTGAGCGGGCCAATGCAATAGCCACCGAACACGGCGTAGCCAGGACGACCTTGGATGACGTTTATGAGAAAGTGACAGCCGGAACTTCTGAAGGTGTGAAGAAGTCGTGGGAGACTAGAAAGTATCACAGTCATCCTGGACTCAATTCGGATATTGTCAAGATTATCAAAGATCACGCCAGTCAAATGAAAGAAGAGCGTCAGCCTGGTGGAGATTATCACAAAGTGAGCTTCGGTGACCATGTAAACGATGGAAGCTATTCTCACTCTCAGTCTATAGCCGACCATCTTCACGACGCTGCCGAAAAGCACGGAGTTGACCTTGACAGTGACGACCATCACTATGAAATTATGGGAGACATTCACGGCGGGCTGGAGAAGGCTGTGAAAGATAAAAATCCAATCAAGGCATCTGGTCTTGCTTCAATTTACTCCAAGTGCGCGGTGACAGCGACTGGGACGAGTGAGTCAGTCAAGGCAACTTGGTCAGATGCAGCAAGGCAAGCTGCAGCAGCTTCAAAAAAAGCTCATTCAGCTAGCAATACGGCAGGAGGAGACGGCAGTGAAGAGAATCACTATCAAGCAAAATCGGCCCACGCAGATGCTACATTGGCTCATTCGGCGGCTTCTGCCAAGGCAAAAAAGGCTGGCGATTTAACAGCAGCAAATCTCCACGCGGATAAATCAAGCGAGCATTTGAGTTTCATGAGAGGTCACGCCGAAAAGCATTTGCAACTGTGGAAGGCAAGAAACGGAGTCAAAGCCACCGACGCCACACCACAGGACATTTTGAATAAGATTTACGCCCGTGCGGGCGAAACCGCTTGAAAGGCGGGACGGTAAACAACAAAACAAAGGAACAAAAGTGAAGATCGTAATCACAAAAGTCCCGCAGGACAGCAAGATCAAAGCGGGCGCAGCGTTAGACCTTTCAGGGTCTGAGCTGGACGTTCTTGCCGAAGCTGGGCATGAATACATCACCGCGTCGGAACACGCCGCCAATGAGCGTGTCCGCAGCCAAGCCAAAGGGCTGGTCATCAGCGCAGTGAACCGCGCAGTCGAACGCGAAGCCATCGTCCCCAAAGGTGACGGCGAGAACACGGTTGAGAAAGTCACCGCCACAGCAGTCAAGCAGTTGGAACAAGGGGCTGACCCCGAGTTCGTGTTGGCGTTCATTGACGGACTGCCCGGCAAAGCTGCCGTGCAAGCCAGCAATCGCACCACGCGGTTCCAGCAGGACATGAACGGCGGCATCCCGTTCACCACGTTGGAAGTCACCGGCGTTGACATCAAGGATGCAACGAACGGCTACATCAAAGCGATGGAGCATCAGAACGAGCTCTGCCGCTCCAACCAATGGGCGGAAGCCACGAAGCAGTCCAAAGAGGCTTCGGTGATTCTCCAGAAGCATCACCTCAAGGCCAGCGACCTGCTCATGACGGACGCTGTCAAAGGTGCGACCCGGTTCGACCCGAACACGATTCGCGCTGCGACGTTCAGCGACCCGAACGCGCAAGTCGGTGCGTTGGCTGGGGATTTGATCCTCATGCGCAACCTTGGCTTCTTGAAGTACAAGTTGCCGTGGCTCGGTAAGCTCACGACGGACTTCTCCGGCGAGCCTGCCAAGTTCGGTCAAGCCATCTTGACGCGCTACATCACTCCGCCTGACGTGCTCACCTGGGTGCCTGGCGTTGGATTCACGTCACAGGCCAATCAGATCAGCGACTCTGGCACTGGCACTACTCAGTCCGGCGGTCTCCCGCTCTCGACTGAAGGTGCGGGCGCACAAGCGTTGGACGCGACGAACATCTTCGGAATTCCGAAGAAGAGCGTGCCGTCCACCACGGACAAGTCGGTCACGATGAACATGTTCAAAGCGACCGAAGTCGAGTTCCCTGTGAGCTTGCTCGGTGGCACCATCCGCAACCTGTTCGCTGAACAATACGGCGCTCAGACCTACAGCCTCGCGCAGGAAATCAACACCAGCGTGTTGGCGGGCATCTACGCTGCTACCTGGAACGGCATCAAGACGGAATACGTCAAGTCGCTCGCGAACTGGAACTTGACTGGCATGATTGGCGTGAAGAACGCCATGACGATCAGCAAAATCCCGGACGTGGGTCGCTTCGTGCTCTTGCACAGCTTCTACCACGACAAGCTCCTGGAAGACTCCAACCTTCTGTCGGCCAAGGCGATTCTCGCTTTGATCAACAAGGACGTCTCCAGCTTCGAGTCTGGCGAAGTTCCGTCGCTGTTCGGTGTCAAGCCGCTCGAAAGCCAATTGTCCTCAGCCACCTCAGCCGGTGCGTTGACAACCTGGACGGACGACGCTACGCTCGGCACGACTGCCAAGGTTGGCTTCGCGGGCAACATGAGCAGCTACTTGTTCGTCAGCCGTCCTCCGCAGGACTGGACGACCACGCTGACTCAGTTGGGCATCCCTTCGACCGCCAGCGTCCGTCTCGTAACTGAGCCTGACAGCGGATTGACCGTGATGGTGTTCAGCTACGCCGACAACGGCAAGATGAGCATCAGCCAGCGCGTGTGCGTCATGTGGGGTCATGCCCAGGGCGACCCTCGCGTGGGCATCGTGATCAAGCCTGCGTAATCAATTGCCGGTTCGGGGAGGGCTGAGTGGCCTTCCCCGAATTGGCTAACAAACTGAAAGGAAAATTAAGATGAAATTCAAATTCAAATTATTGTCGGTGTTGCTGGTTATCGTTGCGTTCGCGGTTCAATCATACGGACAAATTGGTTCGGTGCAGTCGTCCGTTGTGAGTGCATCAACATCCGGAGCGTATGCGGCGATCACGAACAACACAACGGCCTACCCAACAAACGCTGTCATTGAGCTCGGAAAAGCTACATCCGTTGCGATCGCGTTCAACTCGGAGCTGAGTGGGGCTGGAACAACGGCGAACACGGTGGTGCTTCAACAGTCGGTTGATCGTTCACATTGGATCACCCACACCTCATTCACAGTCACACCAGCAGGAACAACGGAGACGACGGTTGTCACCAACCTGTCGGTCGGCGGTCTTCCGTTCTTGCGGGTGTATTCGATTGCGAATGCGAACGCAAACACCGGCTACATTACAAACTACACGGTCAAATGGTCAGCTAAATAACGCTATGCCACTCGGCTTACAAACAACCAAAGTCAGCACCCGCGAGGAGCTGCTGAAGTCGCCAGTGGTTTCAGGGTCAGGGGCACCGACGCACAAGCCTGAAATTGCCGCGCAGGACTATCGGGACACCAGCGACACGGCCGTTTACTATGCTTGGGTGGCGGGCGCGTGGACGTCGGCCAAACAGGTAGTGGACGTTTAAGCCATGGCAAAAAACTGGTCAATTCCAACGGGGGACGATCTCTGGCAGGTCGTCTCCCGCTCTGTTGTCCTCAAGTCAAACGAGGACAGCGCGGGCGGATCAAACGACACCAACGACCTTGATACCGGACTCGACAGCCGCGCAAGCAAAGCTGTTGACCATGCCGTTGCGGAAGTCCGTGGCGCAATTGAGTCGGCTGGCCGATACCCAATCAGCGTAACGGCTGGCGCAGTCCCGCCGGAAGGGGTTCAGCACACACTTGCCC